CGGTACGGTTAACTTCGTGCTGGGCTTGGCGGCAAATGACTACATCGAGCTGATGTGGATGACAAACAACGTCGCCGCCTATATCCACGCTGAGGCTGCAGAAACAAGTCCGCCGCACCCCGGCATCCCTGGCATCATCTGCACAGTGGTACAGGTGGCAGCCGCATGACAACGCATCGTGAGTCGATCCTGGCCAGGATCCGCAGCAACCTGACCGGCACCACGGGCGTAAGCACGCGGATTTACCGCAGCCGTGTGGAACCACTCGCGCGCGGTGAGCTGCCCGCCATCGTGGTGGAACCGATCAGTGATACATGCCAACAGCTGACAAGCGCTCCCACTCTGGACTGGACGCTCACGGTGCGCGTTGCTGTGATCGTGCGCGGCAATATCCCTGATCAGGTTGCTGATCCGATCATTGAAGATCTGCACGCAAGGCTGATGACGGATCTGACGTGCAATGGCTTTGCCTATGACGTGCAGCCATCAACCGTGAACTTCGATCTGCAGGAGGCTGATCAGCCATCTGGTGTGATTACGTGCGACTACGTGGTGAAGTATCGAACCAGGGTTGCTAATTTGGCACAGAGTCCGTAGCGGCTACGATGGAAGACGAATACAAAGGCCAGGGCGGGAGCTATCTGGTCGACACCAAAACCGGCAAGCGAAAGCTCGTCGAGCGGACACAGCCGGCCCCTCATCCCACAATCGAGGTAGCCACCGATGGCATCAGTTCTGACGCGCCGACGCCTGATCCTGGCGAAGATTGAATCCACCTACGGCACGGATTCAACGCCGACTGGCTCGAGCAATGCGATCTTGGTGCGCAACCTTGAGATCCAGCCGTTACTGGCAGAGACCGTTAACCGCGAACTGGTGCGGCCTTACCTCGGGCAATCTGATCAGCTGCTGAGCCAGACCCGCGTCGAGGTGACGTTCGAGGTTGAGCTCGCAGGTTCTGGCACCGCTGGCACTGCCCCTGCCTATGGCCCGGTGCTGCGTAGTTGCGGTCTTAGCGAAACGCTGGTCACCAGCACCAGCGCTACCTATGCGCCTGAGAGCAGCGGCTTTGAAAGCTGCACCATCTACTACCACCAAGACGGCATCCGCCATAAGGTCACGGGTTGCCGCGGTACCTTCGAGATGAACTGTGAAGTGGGTCAGATCCCTTTCATCAGCTTCACGATGACCGGCATCTACAACGCACCGAGCGATGAGACGCTGCCGACCCCAACCTACGCAAACCAGGCATCGCCTCTGATCTTCAAGGAAGGCAACACCATTAGCTTCAGTGCATTTAGCTATGCCGGATGCCTGATGAGCTACAGCTTCAACATTGCAAATGATGTGATCTACCGCGAGCTGGTGGGTTGCACCAAGGAGATCCTGATCACCAACCGCGCCCCTAATGGCACCGTGGTGATTGAAGCGCCGACCATTGCTGATAAGGATTTCTTCGCTGTCGCTACCGGTAGCAGTACTGGCAGCATCACCTTCCAGCACGGCACCACGGCCGGCAACCGGGTCACCATGACCACTGCGCAGTCAGATCTCGGCAACCTGACCTACAGCGATCAGGACGGCATTCAAATGCTGAACATGCCCTTCATTGCGGTTCCGACCTCGGCAGGCAACAATGAGATGAGTCTCGCCTACACCTGATCGCGTGGCGTTTGTCCTAAACCAATCGCAGAGCTACAGCTGGCCGGTCAGCATTCAGCTGCCGGCTGATGGCGGCAAGCGTGAGAAGTCGAGCTTTGATGCTCTCTTCAAGCGCTTGCCCCAGAGCCGCATTAATGAGATCCAGCAACTTGTGCAACAGCGCATCAAAGCAGCTGAGCGCGGTGAAGAGCTGGACAATGGCGTAACGGATCAGACCATTGCAGCCGAGATCCTCGTGGGATGGGCTGGCATCTTGGATGCCGATGGTGATGACGTGCCTTACAGCGAGGCAGTCAAGGCGCAGTTATTGGATGTGCCAATGATGGCCGGCGCTTTGATCGAGGCTTACTTCACCTCGCTTGTGGAGCTCAAGCGAAAAAACTGATCGGCGCCGCTGACTACTGGACAGGCGGCGCTGTCATTGATGAATCTGGCGATGATGCCGCAGCATTCGGTTTTGAGCTGCCAGATCTGGATGCCAATCCTGAGCACTATGAAGTGTGGCCGGAGGCATGGCCTGCCGTTGATCTGTTTCTAAAGGTGCAGACGCAATGGCGTGGTGGTGCATCCGGCATCATCGGCCTGGACTACACGGCAGTGCGGTGGCTGATGGATCTGTATGCCATGGATGATCAACGCACCATGCTCGAGGATCTGCAGGTGATCGAAGCTAGAGTGATCGAAACGGTCAACAGCAGAAAGGGCTAGGCATGGCACTGGATATGACCACTGCCTTGACCATTCGCGCCAAGGTTGACGGCACCAACCAGATCGATGGTCTGAATACTGCCTTAGGTCGCACCACGTCGCAGGCCAATGCAGCATCTGGTGCGTTCGGCAAGCTAGGCGCACTCAGTAAATCAATTGGCAGCGGCCTTGGCGCACTGGTCCCCGCGGCAACCATCGCCGGCCTTGGCGCATTGGGCAAGCGCGCGATTGATGCAGCGGACAACCTCAACGATCTCAGCAAGCGCACGGGCGTTGGGGTTGAAAGCCTCAGCAGGTTCGGCGCTGCTGCTGCTGATAGTGGCACTTCAGTGGATGAGGTAGCCAAGGCAATGAGCCGGCTTGCCCGTGGTGTTGTTGATCCGGCATCGCAAGCCAGCAAGACATTGCAATCCATTGGCGTGAGCGCCATCGATGCCAATGGCAAAGTGCGCAGCTTGGATCAGATCATGCTGAGCGTGTCTGATGTATTCGCCAAGATGCCTGATGGCGCGCAGAAGACTGCACTCGCCATGGAGATATTCGGCAAGGCTGGCGCCAACTTAATCCCTATGCTGAATGAAGGCAGCACTGCATTGGGTCAATACTCGGCGACTATTGACACTGAGATGGCGCAGGCTGCGGATAAGTTTAACGATTCAATCAATGCGATAGCCATCGCAGTTTCAGGCCCCTTCAATGAAGCGGTCACAGCATTGCTGCCGCTGATCACAAGCGTTGCTCAGACCATTGCCGGATTGGCGGAAGGATTCGCTGCATTGCCTGAACCATTGCAGCAACTCATTGCTGGCGTTGCTGCGCTTGCTGCTGCGTTTGTCATCTTGGCACCAGCCATTCAAGCGATTGCCACAGTGTGGGGCGCTTTGACTGCAGTCTTTGCTGGTGGCGCAATTTTTGCCACCATCTCGGGATACCTTGGCGCATTGGTGCCCGCCTTGGCTGCTGTTGGTGCTGCATTCAAAGGATTGCTTGCGATTGTTGCTGGCGTGCTTTCTGGACCTGTTGGTTGGATTGCTTTGCTAGTTGCTGCCGGCATTGCCATCTACGCCTTTCGTGATCAGATCGCAACAGTTCTCAAAGCCATTGCTGCAGGGTGGCAGATGGCAGGCAAGGCTTTTTATAGCCTTTATGTGGAGCCATTAATTAAGTTCGGCAAAGTGCTTGTCACTAGCCTGACAGGCAGCTTCGCTCAGCTAGGCAAAGCACTCCAGGCGCCTTTCACAGGAGCAGTCAACGCAATCAAGTCAATCTTTAGAGGATTGCTGCAGTTCATCGCCAATGGCATCAATAACAGCACGCGCAGCATCAACGCATTGATCGCCGGCTACAATCGCCTGCCTAGTGCCGACATCCCACTAATCCCGCAGGTAAGCGTGCCAGCCTTTGCTGCTGGTGGTGTGGTTAGCGGGCCAACCTTGGCGATGGTGGGCGAAGGCGGAGAGCGCGAATACATCGTGCCTGAATCCAAGATGGCAACGGCCGCGGCCAACTACCTTGGCGGGATGCGTGGCCGGTCAGTTATTCCTGCCTTCGCTGATGGTGGTGTGGTTGGCCCAATGGGTGGTGGCGGTGCAGCGAACACCACCGTGCAGATCACCACTGGCCCGGTGCTGCAACAAGATGGCCAGCGCTACGTCACGATCGGCGACCTTGAACGTGCGCTGTCTGATTTTGGCACGCAGATCTTCAAGAACAGCCGGTCCTATGGCGGCCGTCGCTATCAGGGTGCTTACTGATGAGCAATAGAGCTCAGAGCCAATACCTGCGCATCTTCGATGCCACCACCACCTATGCGCGGTGGCAGACCTATTACGTGAATCAGACCGTCACGCTCGACAGCGCAAGCTGGTCTTATCTGCCTTTCAATGCCAATGGCATCGTGGAATCTGGTGCCAGCGGTGGCAAGTCTGTTACGGTCACTGTGCCAGCCACCAATAGTGTGGTGGAAGCATTCAACCTAGCCTTGAGCTATGGCCGATTCTGTGAGCTCAAGATCTACGAGTTCGATAGCCGCCTAGATCAGACGGCGCCGCAGGCTGGGCAACAGCTGATCGCTAGCTACACCGCAGAGGTGGTTGGCATGTCTGGCACGTTTACGAGGCTTGAAATCGAGCTTGGCAGTAGCCTGTCACCAGTTGGCGCACAAGTGCCGCCGCGTAAATTCACCAGCTACCTGATCGGTGTGCCGCTTCGGATATGACGCTGAACATCTCTGATCCATTGGCATTGCTGGCTTATCAGAGCGGGTTGTCAGATCCTGTTCTGACTGAAGCTGCGGCAGAGGCAGCAGATGATCTCACGTCACCGCAGGTTGCATACAAGATCGGCGATCCAGTGCCGATTGTGTTCTGCCGTCGCGTCAGTAATGTCGGCGGCGTGCTCGTGAGCCCTGGCGCAACAGAAGCAAGATATGAAAACAATGCAACGACCAATGCGTTAACGGTCAGTCTCCATTTGGTGCTGAGCGAGGGCCAGCTTCCGACCATTCCCATCAAGGATGTCTTCGCTGGGCCATGTCGTCAAGGCACATGGAATCAAACCTACGATCGCCGCGCTGGTACGTGGTTTCCCGGCAACTTCATCACCACAGTTGCAGAGACCACTCCATGGTCATGCCCCTACTACTGCGGCACGTCAGGGCGCTACGCCAACATGACGACGCTCAGCTACGTGAACACATTCCCGGATGGTAGCGACCGATGGGAGCAGCAGGTGCATGTATTCGTGCGCGAAGGGATGCAGGTCACGCGGATTATTGACAGCACGCTTGGCCCTAGCAACAACGTGATCGATCTGGCCTTGTATCTGATGAATCAATCAGGCCGGATCCCTTCCACGCTGATCAATAGCGTCAAGATGCTGGCCGCGGCCAACTTCTGCCAAACCAATGGCTTCCTCTACAACGGAGTGTTTAAGGAAAGCAGCAACCTGGATGAATGGCTCGAGCAGATTGGGAATGACTTCCTGCTCAGGCTGGTCGAATCAAGTGGAAAGTTCGCGTTCAAACCACGGCTCCCGGTGAACGGTGATCACACGATCAAAACCACAGCGATCAGCTGGGAGTTCACATTCACCGAAGATCATCTCCTGCCAGATGGTTTTGAGATCGAATATGTGTCACTCGCAGATCGCCAGCCTGTTTGTCTGCAGATGATGTGGCGTCAGCAGCCAGACTCTGATATCGGCTTTCCGCGCACCACTGAAGTGCGCTATACCGGCGAGGCAACGGCTGGCCCATTCGAGCAATACGATCTCAGCCAGTTCTGCGCAAGCGAAACTCATGCGGTAAAGGTTGGCGCATTTCGTCTGGCGCGGCGCAAATACATCACGCATACGCTGCGGCTAAACGTAAGGCCAAGCAGCTACAACAGCACGCTTGAACTGGGCGATATCGTTCGCGTTCGACTGCGCCGTGAGACTGCAACAACAGCACTCGGCTACCACGATTTTCTCTATGAAGTCGAGCGGATTGAGAAGACGGCTAGCGGCGCCTGCGTTTTTGATTTGACCCACTTCCCAATCGATAACCAAGGGCGTAGCTTGGTAGCGCTTGAAGTTGCGGCGGCCACAGCGCCTGGGTTCACGATCTCGGCAGGCCGCAGTGATTACAGCTGTGATGAAAACTCATCATCAGACAACACCGGGCTAGGCGGTGGAGGCACGAACTACCCCGCCAGTGGCGGTAGCTTTGATCCACCAACTCAAGCTGCAACTACAGTCAGTCTTGCATCACCATCGGAACCGACATGGCCGACTGGTGGCCGCTCGCCAATCGGTACAAATGTTGGCCAGCCTGCCAATCAACCCACTGGCGGTCAGACGCCTAATGGTGACTGGGCGAATCCAGCTGATCCGCTTGAGCAGGATTCACCGGGATATGAGCCCAACTACATCACCGGCATGACTGGCAGCAATGGCGAGCCTCAAGTCGGAGATGAGCTAGCGATTTCTGAATCCAACACTGGCTGTCCTGGCGCACAGGTCTGCTGGGCGAAGTTGGTGGTTGGCACCAATGAAGTGGTCGAGGTTTCTGGCTGCCAGACGGAGCCAATCGCGGGCGCATATACCCTCACGCTGGATGAGGGTGATGTTGGATACTATATTTCGGTGATCGTTCGATGCCCAGATCCGGCAACATCTACTGGTTATGGCGAACCTAGAACACTAGGAACTACAAAGCCAGTGAAGTGTGCGCCAGCCCCTGCGATTCGAGGCGGCAATATCAGCGGCACTACGCCCCCGGCTGGCAACATGGCTGGAGGCACGTGGGTGTTGCAGCGAAGTGCTGGCTCAGTTGAAAACTATAACACCGTATTCCCGCCATTGACTCCCTGCACCACGTTCACAACAATCGGAGTCGGCGCTAGCACGTTGTACACCTACACTGACGTGAAAACAGTTGTCTTCAGCCAAGACACTGGTTCGTGCGGACCTAATAGCTTCAACTGGACGTTGACTTTCACAAACAATACAACCGTGACCGTCACTCCCCTGAGCACCACGCATGGGTTTAGAAATGTGAATCACACCTACACCGTTTCATGGAACGGCCCAGGCGCTGTTGCATGGGAAGTCCCCTGCGCATAAAGTCATGGCCACTTTCCCAGCGCTGACACCATCCACTCGGACCTATATGCCTGGCACTGTCGCTAGCACGCAGTTTGTAGTGCTCGACGGCTATGAAGGCAGCGTGCGTCACAGCAACGCAGCAGTCGGCCACATTCTGCGGATGACATTCTCTCGGTTGTCGTCATCGGATACGTTCAACCTCGTGAGCCACTATTCGTTGCATGGGATCTTCCAGCCATTTGACCTGAGCGCTACTACGCTCTCGGCCACCAATCTCACATTCCCTGCGAACTATCTCTGGCGTTACCTGTCGGCGCCTGTGATCGATCAATCCTGTGATATCACCAACGCTACGGTAGAGCTACAGCTGCTGCCGCCGTATCTGATATGAGCTATCCACTCATCCTGCCCGAAGGCTTTCAGTACGATCTCGGCGGCCTGAATGTCAGCACTGAAGAGACGCTTATCGGCGCGCCTGTGCTGTTCAGGCACTCGTTACGGCAGAGCAATTATCGGCTGATTTTGACCTACACGAATCTGGTGCAGTCGCAAGTCACGCAGATTCGGAATCATTACCTAGACATGAACGGCAGCCATCGGACGTTCACGCTACCCGCGAGCTTCTGGGGCAGCGCTGTGGTGGTGCCAGCTGATGCGCTCTATCGCTACGCGGCAAAGCCCGAAGAGGTGCAACGAGGTGTTTATACCGATATGACCGTGGAGCTCACTGCTTTGATTGGTAATTTCCTGCTATATGCGCTCACCGGTGAGCCTGCCGCCCTTGGTGCTGAGGCATCGTTCACGTCCTATGCCATGACAGGCACTGCACCGTTCATCTTGCAGGCTGATGTGGCAGCGCCCACAGTAGCGGCCACACTTATCATCGAAGCTGGTGGTGCTGAATCATGACCGCAACAACGATCCGCGTACAGATGGCGCAGCGGAAAGACACCGCTGCAAATTGGACATCTGCAAACCCGATCCTGTTGTCGGGTGAGATCGGCTACGAGACGGATACAAAGAAATTTAAGATCGGCAACGGTAGCAGCAACTGGAATAGCCTGGCCTATCTGCCGATACCAGATGGCAGTGGCAATCTGACGATCACCGGCAACCTTGAAATCGGCAGCACTGGCAGCCTGACATTTGAAGGCAGCACTGCTGATGCGTTTGAAACGACTCTGGCAGTTACCAATCCAACTGCTGATCGCACCATCACGCTGCCTGATCGCAGCGGTACCGTGATCACATCCGGCGATACAGGCACGGTCACCAGCACAATGCTGGCTGATGGCACCATTGTCAACGCCGATATCAGCGCAACTGCAGCAATCGCTGGCAGCAAATTGCAAGCAGCAACCACTAGCAATGCAGGAGCTGTTCAACTTACAGACAGTACAGGCAGCACAAGCACAACAACAGCAGCAACGCCAAACTCAGTCAAGTCGGCATATGACCTAGCCAATGCAGCGCTGCCCAAAGCAGGCGGCACGGTCACTGGTGATGTGACTCTGAATGCTCAATCGGATCTGCGCTTTGCCGATTCTGATAGCAGCAACTGGGTGGCATTTCAGGGGCCTGCCACTGTTGCCAGTAATGTCACTTGGACTCTGCCCAGTGCAGACGGCACAAGCGGACAGGTCTTAAGCACTAACGGCTCTGGCACGCTGAGCTGGTCTACATCGGGCGGAACCAGCATCACGCAGGGGAATACCACTGCTGAAGTGATCGACACCGGCAGCGATGGCCGGTTTGTGGTGACGACGGAGGGTAGTGAGAGGCTCAGGGTTACAGCGGCTGGCCTAGTGGGGGTCGGCACTACTGCATTTCCCGCTTCAACACCTATTCAAGTCAAAGCAGTTGGAGCTGGTTCTGGCGGATACGCAATAGTTAGCGCTAACGATGAAAATGCAGGCGGAGTTATTCTCAATGCGTCATCTGAAAACTCAATCAGAATCGAAGCTGATCCCGGAAATCTGCGGGGTAGTAGCTACATCAATTTAAGTGTTGACGGAACCGAACGCGCCCGCATCGACAGCTCCGGCAGAGTTCTTATTGGCAAAACAACGGATTCGGATATCCAAGGTTTTAGCACTGGTACTTATATGTATCAGGTTACCGATGGCGGTGTGTGTGCGTATTTCAATAGGCTTACATCCGACGGGACATTAATTCAATTTAGGCAAGATACTGTTGACGAAGGAAGCATCTCTGTCTCTGGCACCACCGTTTCTTACAACGGTGCTCACCTAAGCCGCTGGTCCCAGCTCCCGTCTGGTCAAGATCGCACTGAAATCCTGCGCGGTTCTGTACTCTCCAACATCGACGAGATGTGCGAATGGGGCGAAGAGGATAACGAGCAACTCAACCGGATGAAGGTAAGCGATGTTGAAGGTGACAAGAACGTGTCGGGTGTGTTCCAAGCTTGGGACGACGATGACGACACCTACACCAACGACTTCTACTGCGCGATGACGGGTGACTTCATCATTCGCATCTCAGCAGGGATTCCGGTGCATCGCGGTCAACTGCTGATGTCTGCTGGGGACGGCACCGCCAAGCCCCAAGACGATGACATCGTCCGCAGTAAAACTATTGCCAAGGTGACTTCCAACCACATCACCTGCACCTATGACGATGGCAGCTACTGCGTACCCTGCGTGCTGATGGCTTGCTAGAGCCAGTAACCCTACTCACTACTGCCGATCAAGCGTATAGTGGTGGGGCAGCGAGTTTGCACCTCCTGCCCCTGGCCACAGTTCCCTAGAAACCATGACCCAAGAACCTTACCCCACGTTGGCAATCGGGCGACAGTTGCCAAAGATTGATTGCCCAAAGCACGGAATTCATAGCCACACAATCGAGAGCACTATCCCAGGTCACGAAGGCCGCTGGT